AACATAACACACGTGTTTTACAATTCAAGCAAAGAGTTGTTAAAGGACAATCTGGTTCATTAGTTTTGCATGCAAATGATAGATTAGCCAATAAGATCACAGGACAACTTGAAGGAAAGATGACTGTAACAGGCACTGTTCATATGGGACATGTTGACAATCCACAATCATTTGTTGCAGTTATATCAAGAGAACAACTCGATAAAGTCTATCATCAATTTGATGACAAACATTTGATTGCAGTTAATTTACTTGAGGCACCTGTTATCGATCATCCATTACAGGAAGTCTTCAAGCACGGACAAATCATCAAAGAATCACCATTCAAGAAACATTCAGTGCCAATAGCAGGTGGCTTCAAGCGTACACCAATATTTGGACATTTTCCATCAGAAGTCGAACCCGCTATACAACACGCACAAGACCCGCGAATTCCGCCCGGCAAGCCGCATCATTTGTCAAAAGCACTGAACAAATCAGCAGGAGTAAATACTGTGAAATTAACAGTTAAGCAGGAAGAAGAAGCTTATCGTTATTTGAAGAGTGTTTATGGAACATTCATTCCAGAAGTATGGGAAGCCTCGCTTTATAGTCCGTCACAGGCTATCACAGGTATAAAAATGCCTGGTTCAACCAGTGTTGATACAAGCACAATAGCAGGACTACCATACATGGATCAGAAAGGAGTCAAAGGAAAGAAGCCGTTTATCAGCTTTGATGAGATCACTGGAACATGGGCTATACAAAACATCGTATATGCGGAGGTTGACAGATATATCAACCATTATGATCAACTGACAGTACCACCAAATTTCAAGTTAGAATTTAGAAAGCAAGAACTTGTTGGATTGAATAAGATCATTGACGACCCCAAAACAAGAACAGTTGGATGCGGAAATATGATACACTTAGTTGTATACAATATGCTGTTCAAAGATTTCTACACATTTGTTAAGAATGTGTGGTATCAAGACCGAAGTTGCCCTTTTGCAAATGGATACAATGGAGAAATGCATTGTGATAAGCTAGTAGAGCATTTGAAATATCCGGATTATGTTATTGACTTTGATGTCAAAGCATGGGAAGAGAAGGTAAATCAAAGTATTATGTACTTGACCACCAGAGTTAAACTTGATATTTTGAAAGAAGCCTATAAAGCAAGAAACAAGCCATGGGACCCAAAATGGGATCGTGTAGCATATGGATTAGTTGTCGACTATATCCATGCAGATGTTATTTTTGAAGACATCTGTTATGAAAAGACAGCTGGTTTGCTATCGGGTCACCCTGGTACATTTATGGAGAACAGTGAAATGCATGAAATTGTATTCGGCATATGCATGTTGAATATTTTGAGAAAGAATGCCCCACATTATGCGACTATTGACTTCATAATCGAACATTGTCGTAGCATCAAAGCAGCAGATGACATACTTGTTGCATTATCACCACTTGCACGACAATACATAAGACCAAAAGATATCGTTGATGGATACAAAGACCTAGGATTTGACATCGTATCACCGGATAAAGTATCTGAGGTGACAGCAAAACATATAACTGAAGTTCAGTTTTTGAAGAACGGTTTTGCTTATAACGACCTAGGCCCAAATAATGAGTTTGGCTATAACATCGAGCCGAACGAATCACAAATTCATCAGATGTTAAACTGGGTACGAACCAACACAGCATTGTCTTTCAATGAGCAAATGCGAACTAATTTCGGGACCGCCATGAGATTTGCGTTCTGGCGGGGCAAGCGATATTACGAAGAATTGAGAGATGAAGTTAATGTTCTGTGCGCATGTGCGAACATTCCGTTCCATTGGACAAGCAGCTTTGAAGACATGAAAGCCATTATCCATAGAGGTAATGAAGACCAACAAAATGCGTTCAACTCAGTAGTTGACTATCGACGAGTAGATTATGACACCCAAGATTTCGACTAAATAGTAATTGTTAGCGACGGTTAACGATAAGCGAATTATATTCCCACTAACAAATTACTAACATAATATATAAGCCATATATTAACCAAATAAAAGTAAAGTTAACCAAATATTTTATTCTATAGACGTAGTGGTATAAAATAAAATCACAAATAGGATCGAAGAAGTTTTTTATTAGACTTGATAAAAT